ATACCATTATTACCAATATCAAGATTTTTTGCGCTACGGCTCCTATAATTGGATCGGGCGATATTGGTTACGAGGTTGGAACATCGAGTTCTGGCGCACAGATTGTCGCGGCAGTCTCGGATCAGATTTTGGATGGTGGCACGACTGTTGTAGTTGGCAACGTGACGTTGCCCTCTCTGGTTACACAGACAGAAAGCACCACTACGGCTCCCGCCTCCGTGCAGTATACTTCCGCAGAAAGAACGATCTACTGCAACATTACCAACACGGTAAATGCTACCACGGCTGGTTCGTTCACCTTTATTATTGAATATGTGCAAATTGCATAGAGAGATTGGGGGGGCGACCCCCCTCTCTTTTTAAGAGGAGGCTATAAGTGGCTGATGCAGTAGCAGTTACAACAATTCAGGATGGTGAGAAGGACTTGGTCGTTCAGCTTACCTCCTTGTCTGATGGCACGGGTGAAGCGGATGTGGTCAAAATTGACGCTTCTGCCCTTGGAACGGATAGCAACGGAAACGCCTGTGACGGTGTGGCGATTCAGGTAATCTGGGGGCAGGTAAATGGGTTTAATAGCGGTGTTATTTTAAAGAATGCTGCCGACACCGATACGGTGGCGATTCCCCTAGACCAAGGCCGCACGTTCCATGATTTCAGTTCTGTGGGTGGCTTGCGTCAATATGGCACAAACACAACGGGGGATATAACCCTTTCCACCATTGGCGGCGGCTCGTCGGCGACATCGGGTGATTCTTATATGATTCTTATCCACGCAACAAAACACTACGCATAAATACAATGCCTACCGATGCTACCTTCGTATGGAACCTGATTCTGAGTGTTGTGGTCGGGTCGTTTCTGTGGTGGATGAGGAGTATTTCCGTACAAATCGGTGTGCTGAGAAGCTATATTTCGGACACGCGGGAAGAAATGGCGAAATCATATGTGACGAAGGACGATCTTCATCAAGATATGAAGGAATTGATGAAGCGGTTTGACCGTCTGGAGGAGAAGTTCGAACGTCTTCTTACCTCTCGACTGGATTAGCTATGGTTAAGGGCAATGTCCAAAAAGTTAGTAAAGCCAAATACACAGACAAAGGATAGGTCATAATGCCTAAAGTCGATGGTGAGGAATTTCCGTATACTCCAGCGGGTAAAAGGGCTGCTGCTATAGCAATGGCAAAGAAAAAGAAATCCAAAAAGAAATCCAAAAAAAAATCCAAAAAGAAAACTATTAAACGAAGGTATGCCTAATGGCGACAAGTGGAACTTCTGCTTTTAATCTCGATATACTAGAGGTTTGTGAGGAGGCATATGAACGCGCTGGCTTAGAGATGAAGAGTGGATATGACTTGAAGACCGCTCGCCGCAGTCTTGATTTGATGTCCCTTGAGTGGATTAATCGTGGTCTGAATTTATGGACAATAGATGAAGGCACACAAACGCTTACCGCTGGGACTGCCACTTACAGTTTTCCATCTGGCACGATAGACTTTATTGACCAAATGATCCGCACGGGTGTAGGGGATAGTGACACGCAGACGGACACTTCCGTTACCCGCATTTCTCCATCTACATATGCATCGCTGCCAAATAAACTACAACAGGCAAAGCCTCTTCAGATTTATATCCAGAGGACAACCTCTCCGCAATATACTTTATGGCCCGTTCCTGACGATACAGAGACTTACACACTTGTTTATTGGCGTGTGAAGCGTATTGAGGATGTTGGTACCAAAGGGTCAAATAATTATGACGCGCCAGAGCGCTGGCTTCCCGCCCTTACCGCTGGGCTGGCATATTACATTTCGATGAAAAGGCCAGAATCCGACGCGAGAACACAAGGTTTGAAGCAGGTTTATGAGGAGCAATTTAATTATTGTGCCGAGGAAGATAGGGTGAAGGCTGGGTTTCGGGTGATCCCTGGCGGTTATGCGTGGATGTAATGGGTAATTACGCAAATGGAAAATATGCTCTTGGGATTTGTGACCGTAGTGGTCAGACCCATAAATTGCATGAGCTTTACCCTCAAATAAGGGATGGTAAGGACACGGGATTAAGAGTTCATCGGTCAATGCTTGATGAAGATCAGCCCCAATTATTTCTTGGCTCGATGCCTATCAGTGACCCACAGGCTCTACAGTTTACGAGGTCGGAGACAAGGCTCGATGAACAGCGTGCCACGGTGTGGAACTGGGCACCTGTTGGGGATAGAAATTCTCTGCAAAGTTTGTATGGATTTTCAACGCAGGAAAGCTGTCAGGCCACGGGAACCGTTGGAACGGTAACGGTTGCAATAACATGACTCATTTCTCTTCCTTACAATTGATGCAGGCTGCGGCTAAGACACCTGGGATTAATTATTCGGTTATGGTGGAGAGGGGCCGTGATGGGTTTGAAGTAGGGGTTACGTTTTCTGGGTTGGTAGACGATTCTCACGCGGAGCTTTTCGCGCAGTATATTTTATCCCTCTTAGAGCTAAATGGTATGGAGAGCAGCAGGGAGTTGATGAATTGAATTATTCGACGCTTGTTCAGGCGATCAAAGATTATACGCAAAACACTGAAACGACTTTTGTGGGTCAGATTGACCAGTTCATCGCCCAAACAGAACGCAGGATTCTTCTTGATATTGATCTGCCCTATTTTAACAAAAACGTCACTGGAATAATGACGAGTGGTAACAGTTATCTTGCTAAACCAAGCGATTTTCTTTCTGCAAAATCATTGGCGACAATCAGTACGGGAAATGAATATACCTATCTCTTACCTAAAGATGTTTCTTTTATGCGTGAGGCATATCCCGATACGGATGTGACTGGACAACCAGAATATTACGGGCACTTTGATAATTCATTTTTCGTTCTGACGCCCATCCCAGATGCAAACTATACGTCCGAACTGCATTATAAATATAGTCCGAATGGACTTTCTTCGAGTAACACCACGACATGGCTTGGGGATAATGCTGATCCTGCTATTCTTTATGGATGTCTCGTAGAGGCATACACGTTTATGAAGGGTGAGCAGGATTTAATGCAATTATATTTGGGTAGATACGGCGCGGCGATTGAAGATGTGAAACGAATTGGCGGATATCTGGACAGAAGAGATTCTTACAGAAATGGAGAACCTGCTGTAACGGCGGGATCAAATCAGGCTGCATGATCGGTATTGAAACAGGGGTAATTCCCCCAGTTGTTGTGGCAACCAGTCAGGATGGCGGATTATCGGCGGATCAGTTGACTGAATTATGTTGTAATAAGTTGATTGATGTCAGTGAAAATGCACCACCCGTTATCCGTGAACAAGCTGAGGCATTTCGTTTGCGGATGCAGCACGTTGTTCATTTCTACATATCCCAGGCTATGCAGTCTGAGCGGGATACTTGTGTTCAGACTGCACTCGCAGGCGGCTACAAAGATTTAAGCAATCTCTTGAGGAGAAGATAAATGGCGTTTACTGGTAACTTTATGTGTACTTCCTTCAAGGGAGAATTGTTGGAGGCTGTACATAACTTTAAAAACTCAGGCGGCAGCACGTTTAAGTTGGCTCTATACACCAACAGTGCTTCCTTTACCGCCGCAACCACGGCGTATACTGCCACTAATGAAATTAGTGGGACGGGGTATAGTGCTGCGGGAAATACGTTGACAAGAGTTGACCCGTCAACGAGTGGGACAACGGCTTTAACGGATTTTGATGATTCGGCATGGGCTTCATCAACAATTACGGCGCGTGGGGCGCTTCTATATAATGATAGCGCAGGTGGTGATCCCACTTGTCTTGTGCTTGATTTTGGTGCAGATAAATCCAGTAGCTCTGGTACTTTTACCGTACAATTCCCTGCGGCAGACGCCTCTAATGCTATTATACGCATCGCCTGACGCATTTCCTGAGTAAAAAATAATGGCTGACGGCTGGGGTCGAAATACCTGGGGTTCTGGTGCGTGGGGGGAACCTACCGATGTTACGGTTTCTGTAACAGGGGTAGCCGGTACAGGGTCTGTTGGTTCTGTAAGTGTATCTATCGATAAAACAGTTTCCGTAACAGGAGTAGCTGGCACAGGGTCTGTTGGTTCCGTTACGGCAACGGGAACAGCGGTTGTTTCTGTTACAGGTGTAGCTGGAACAGGAACAGTTGGTTCTGTCAGTGTAACAGGAACGGCAGTTGTTTCTGCCACGGGTGTTGCTGGGACAGGAGCGGTTGGATCAGTAACCGTATCAATTAGTAAAACAGTGGAAGTAACGGGGGTTTCAGCCACTGGGAGTGTAGGGCAAGCACTTGTTTGGGGGCTTGTTGTTCCAGGGCAGTCAACAACTTGGACGGGCGTGAGTCCCTCACAATCAACGACTTGGATAAAAATAGCGGCGTAATAGGAAAAAATTATGGCTAGTAGCTTTACAACATCCCTTGGCATTGAGGAAATGGTGACAGGCGAAAAGTCTGGAACATGGGGTACGATTAGTAATTTCAACTGGGATATTATGGATCGTATTGTCGCTTATACTGCGGTGGCGCTGGCCGATACATCTACAGCCACTCTAACCGTTAGAGAAGCCTCTCCCGGTACGGGGACGGAAAATCTTCAGAATGGCATGTATCGTGTGATTAAGTTTACAGGTACTTTAAGTCAAGCCTGCACGATCACAATAGCGCCAAATACCACCAAGGTATTTCTTATTGTTATTAATGCTACCACCGATGCTGGATCAAGCGGTCCATATTCGCTTGCCTTTACCCAAGGCAGTGGAGCCAATGTTACGGTACAAAACAGCAACAGTGCGGTTATCTACGGAGATGGTGCGGGTGGTGGTGCCGCTATAGCGGATGCCTTTAATGATTTACAGATTGGCAATGATCTTAGTCTGGTATCGGATTCAGCCGTTGTTAATATGGGTGCGGATAATGATATTACGATTACCCATGTTGCGGATGTAGGATTAAAATTAAAACAAGCTGGTGCTACGAGCGACGACAAGCCCTTTATTCTAACTCTGCAAACAGGCGAACTGGATATCGCGGCGGCTGATGTTCTAGGTCAGATAGATTTTCAAGCCCCTGATGAGGCTACGACGGGAGATTCCCAACTTGTCGCCGCTGGTATTGCTGCTGTTTCAGAAGGGGATTTTAGTTCAAGTAACAACGCTACAAAATTAAGTTTTAAAACTGCTGCTAGTGAAGCCGCTTCTGAAAAAATGTCTCTTAGTTCTGCTGGTTTACTTACCGTTGCAGATGATATCGTATTTAAAGACGGTGGAACAATAGGTGTAACCTCAGCCATAGATGCTATGACGGTTTCCTCTGCTGGTATTGTAACTTTTGTAGATGACATCTTAATCAAAGACGCGGGCACCATTGGAAATGCAACTACCGCAGATTTAATACACTTAGCCGCAGCCGAAACAGTATTTAATGAAGGTTCTGCGGACTTGGATTTCCGAGTTGAGAGTAATGCAAACCAGCACATGTTTTTCATTGATGGTGGGAATAATGAAGTTCTTATAGATGGTTCAAACGGCCTAACGACATCTGATGGACTTTTGCATTTACACAGGGCCAGCGCAGGAAGTATTTCAGCCTCTGCACTGGCAGATGAACTGGTTATTGAGAACAGTGATCATAGTGGGGTTTCGATTTTAACACCTGCTGATAAACACGGATACATTTTGTTTGGTGATCCCGGTTCCGCTACCGCTGGACAAATCCAATATGATCACGGTACACCGGCTTGGCAGTACATCTTTGAAGGCGTGAATAGGATGTATTTTACAGGTACCGAAACAGTATTTAATGAAGCGGGTGGGGATCACGATTTTAGAATTGAAGGTGATACCGACGCTAATCTTCTTTGGATAGACGGGGGTCAAGACACCATTGGCATTGGCCGTCAACCATCCAGCACTTCGACGTTATATGTTGGCGCTGGAGCAACACAGGACACCCAATACAACGTCGTCGATTTTGGGTGTTACGGCAGCGATCCCACCTTGCAGGTGGGTGGGTTCAGCGTCAGCACATCAGCGGTGGAGATACATGATCATCTCTCTGGCGGCGTGAGTGGTGGCTTGTGCTTGATCACTGGCGGCACTGACCCGCATACGTTCACCGATTTGGTGTTGTGGCATTCTCAGGGCGCGACCACTCCGATAGTCATTGCGTCGAAGGAAAAGAACTCTCCCTCCGCCAGAACTTACGCTCACAGTTCGGGGTACTTAACGGTAAAAATCGCGACTGGAACCGTCACCATGACGGCGCTTGGACTTTCAATGAGGAGTAACTAACATGAAGATTTTACCCCTAGCGGAACCTGTCAACATAAAGGTTCCTGGCGGCACATTAACCGCGACACACGCGGCGGAACTGATTGTCGATAAAATCGGTATTAGTCTGAAACACGAGATTAAATATTTTGTGCTAAAAGACCCTGCCTTGGCAGGTGAGGATATGGGCGATTTCCTCCCGGTCGGCCCCTCAATTGTCACCGATCTGCGAGGTGACGCCTATGAGAATTTAATCAAGGAAGACGGCCCAAAGGCTCGCGGGAACTACTGGGTCAGCGATGTGCGGGCCGAGGTAAAACAGCGTAAAACCAGTCTGTAGGTAACGAAAGGCAGGCCCGAGCTGGTGGCGCGTGCGAAAACAGAAGTGGATGAAGGAGCCGATTAATGGTAATGCCGCTCGAAGACCCTGTTGCACGCGCCCAAATCGCGGCTCACATCAAGACATGCGAAACTCACGACGGCAAAAAACCCTTGTGAAAGATCACTCTTTAAAGGAGGGGCAAAGTATGGAAGATAGCCAATCTATTTCAGCACAGGCTATTCTGGATATTCTTCAAAGGGAAAAGGCTGAAATATCCAAGTCTTTAACTTTGGTTCGGGCTAGAAATCAAGAGTTGTTCAAGGAGGTTGTTCGTTTAACCGAGAAACTGAAAGAATCTGATATTGAGCCAGATGATAATATTGTCTCAATAGATGATGCCTCTTGAAAGATGACTAATAGCATCACATGGATGC